GAGTGTCAGGCCAGCATCAGAACTCATCTCTGCGCCATCGAAATTGAGAAGGATGGGCTTGCCGTTCAAAGGTGACAAAGCCGGTGCGACAGGGGTAGACTGTTTCATGGTGAGGGGGCCCGCTTCGGAAACTGGAGTTTTGGGTCAACACAACCGAAAAATACATGCGTTCAAAGCCTTACGCCACCCTCGCCAACCCCTCATGAATAATTTGGGTTAACTGACATAACATTGGCGGGAAGCGGTGCCCGACACCAGTTACTGCCGGTTCAGGCAACCCAGTATGAACAGTAAGATCGGCCCTCGAAAGTCATTTTGTCAGTTTTGTCAGTTATGTCCTTGTCCCTCCGAAGCTTGGTTGAGTTGCTTAAGAAAGCGCGCGCAAACTAATTTTGGTCAATGTGTGCACGCTGTTCAATTTTGCAGGACCCCTTCAGTGTTCGGTTTCGTCAGAATTTTCACGGCGCGGATGCATCACTTGATCTCGTCTGCTCAGTAGCCGCTGTACTCGTTTCGAAAACTTCGGTTCGGTGCGGGCGTCCTCCGGACGAACTTAAGCTGCGGCTTGGTGAATGATCGCTGAAAAAGGGGCGGGCACGCTGAAATACATAGGTGTCGGCAAAGATGTTGCAGCTAGGCGCATCCAATCGCTTTCATTTTGGCAGGTATTTAGGCGGGTCAGTCCGCACGTCGCCGATTTTTATTATTAGAATCAGAGGGTAGTGGCGGAGGAGGTGTCCTCCAAACCTCGCCGGAATTATGCCCTGAAACCCCTTATTTATATGGCTTAAACGCCTTAAAGCCATTTTTGCCAGCGTCCGATTGTGTAGCAAATCGTGTAGCAAAAACCACGGTTACCTCTATATCCTTTTCATATACAAAGGAGCGAACGAAGTGATTCACGAAGAGGCAACCGTGGCGGGAATTATCAAACGCGGCAAGATTTGGCATATGCGCATGCGTGTCCCATGTCGATACGCGGAGGTCGAGAGCCGGCCGGAGCTCCACCGGAGCCTCAAGACGGATAGCGAAAGAGAAGCCCTCGCCCGCCTGCCAGCGGTTGAGAAGGTTATTCTCGCCGAACTCGACGCCCTCCTCGTCGGTTGTCCGGCGGGAGACCCCCGCGCATACTTCAAAGCAATCGCCGACTTCTCGATGGCTCGGGGAAATGTCTACAAGACCGCCGACGTATTGGCCGCCGGACCTTTGGACGATCTCGTCGGGCGCGTCCTGAGACTTGCGAAGGAAGACCCAGATGCGGAACAAGAAATGCTCGCAGATGCCGACCTCGGCGGCGTTGAGTTGCCGCCTGTTATGCTTTCCGGACTGACTGAATATGTCGAGGAAATCTCCGAGCACGAGAACAGATTCAAAAATGAAGAGCAACTCCGGATCTGGAGGACGCCCAGAAACCGGGCTATTTCTAATCTTTTGGAGGCGATCGGTAAAGACAGGCCGGTAGCCGAACTTACAAGGGAAGACGCGATCTCTCATCGCAAGCTGTGGGAGCGGCGCGTGAAAGAGAAACGCATATCTGTCCAGACCGCAAACAAGGATTTCACTTATATGTCGAGCATGTTGAAGCGATTTTTTACAAGTGTCGATGTCGAAGACCCGCCTAAGCCATACGCGGGGGTCTCGCTGACTGACAAGTTCGAGAAGAAAAACAGGAAGAAAGAACTTCCCGTCTCCTGGATTAAAGAGAAGATTTTGGCGCCCGGCGCGCTCGATGGGTTGAACGAACAGGCGCGGGATATCCTGCTGATATCTATCGAGACAGGATGCCGTCAATCCGAGATATCTAATCTCCCTTCCGATCACATTTTTCTGGATGTCGATCACCCGCATTTCGTCCTCGAAAATGTTGAAGGTGTCCGAGAAGTTAAGAACATGGCGAGTCATAGGGCCGTCCCTCTCGTTGGAATTGCCCTTGAAGCAATGCGCCGTCATCCTGAAGGTTTCCCCAGGTATCGCGGATCATCGAACTACTCCGCGACAGTGAACAAGTTTCTCCGCGAGAGAGGTCTATTCCCAGGCGTTGACTACACAATCGGCGGGACGCGTCACACATTTGAAACTCGCATGAAGGATGCAAAAATAGCGAACGACGACCGCGCCGAAATGATGGGGCACTCAGTCGAGTCCGCGAGAAACCGCGAACTCTATGGCGATACTATGCCGCTCTGGAAGCGCACGGAAATCGCCGAACTGATCGCGTTTAAGCCGCCCTTCGGGACTTAGCCAGGCGGCGCGCTCGGTCGAGGGCGCTTTCTTGCGTCTCGATTTTAGCCGCCTCCTCCTCAAGTCGAAGGAAAATAGCCAAGAACTTCTCGCCGAACTTGTCGACGAGGAAGGCGGCGTGATCGCGGGCGCTTATGAGCTGTTCGTTTGTCATAATCAGGATAAGGAACGGACAAAAAAGATCGGAAAAAATTGTGATAAATGTTTCATTTTTCAACTCTTGAGTGCATCGAGGGCACCTGACAGTCGGCCGAGTGTCATTCCCAAAAGATAAGTCAAGCCGGCAGATCCCATCGGCGCGGAACGGGTGTAGAGCGCGAACGCTACGACCAGGGCGAGCATTATGTAGTGAGATCTCCGGACAATCTTCGGCATCAATCCGCCCGATCCCATGCAGCCCGCTTCCGGTCCTCACCGACCCGGCTTTCCTTTACGATATATCGCTGAACGGCAGGACGGCTTCGCGTCATTTCGACCGCTTCGATAATCCGGGCCGCGAGTGCTGCGCGTTGCTCAATTGAAACTCTCATATCTCTCACCTGTTTGTTTTGCTTACTCGGGATATGTGTCCTCATTCGGACCGCCGCAGCCATCGAGGTTGGGGAGATAGCCATCCAACAACGCCAAACAGAACAATCAGGGCCGCCATGCCCACGAGCAGCCAGGCCGGGACTTGGTTTTGAGTTACGACGACCGTCTCTACTCGGTCAGCAGTCACGGTATTCTCGTCCGCGGTTTGTGTTGTCGTTTGATTGAGCGTTTCGACAACTTCGGAGCGAGCGACTGGCCCTTTCATCTCGATCACCTTGTTTTCCCCGAGCGTTTGGCTGTTGGTTTTGCCTGCCTGGACATTAGCGGCCGTATTCGGACCGCCCCCACCGAGTGCAGCACCAGCCACGCCCTTAGCAACGGTCGCGGCCGTGCAACTCGCGAGCAAGAATACGAGAGGGATTATGAGGACGACGCGTCTCATATCAATTCCAGAAACGCGAACGCGTAAGCCATGGTAGGGAAACCCCGAGGACTTTACACTGGTGAATAACGTCGGCGTAGGTCTCGCCGGTCAAGACCTCGGGAGGCGCGGCGCGAACGCGCCAAGAGTAAAACGAAAACGCTCCGTCATCGCGGACAATCGGACGACCCCAGTCCCATTCGACAACAGTATCTCGACCGCCACGGACGCCGCGATACCAATCCAGGCGGCGAGGATTACACGACGGACGAAGGCGCGACGAGGTCCCGTCGATAACAACCCACTCGGGGTCGGTTGGGTCGACTTCCACTCGTATGAGTTTTGCGGGTTCAGCGGCGGGAAATAGTTTCCCCTCGATCACACCAGGGCCGATCAAAAGAATCCAGCCAGCCAAGATAGTAAGAGTCCAAGTTAGACGCATTAGAGTTTACCTTTTAGAGCATTGATCAGGGTAACTCCAATCTCAGGCGCTTTCTCGACGAACGCTCGCATAACGTGCTCGCCGGTAATAACCAGGCCGATAACGACCAGTTCGCGGCTTTCACTTCCGACCGAGAAGAACTCCATTACGATGTCGGATCCGTAGAACGCACAGGCGGCGCCGCAGACAATGCCCGCGGTCGCTTTCTTTCTCGTCTGCTTCTCCTCGCTTAGAGCAAACTTGATAGCGAGGCCGACGCAAACCGCGATCCAAAACTTTAGATTATCTACGAAGAAGGGCGACATGAGCTTGAAATATCCTTTCTCAGGATATAGAGTCTTGCCCGATTTTTCTTGCACTATTTAACCAGCGGTAGACCGTTGTGTCCGAGACCTCGAACCGGTCGGCGATATCCGGCACACGCTCGCCCCTCAGCCGCCGTAAAACGGCTTCCTGGTGTCGCGGGTCGGATACCATGTCGAGCCAATCAGCGAGCCCTACGCGCTCTTCCATTCCGTCCAGGATCGCGTCGGCGTGGTCTGGTGATGTGTCCTCGATCGGATACGACAAGAGGGCTTCAGAGCGGCGCTTTCTGCGCTTGCGCTCGTCCCGGTTGTAAGCGAGCATATAGCCGTCAATACGAGACCCCGCATAAGTCGCAAAGACAAAGCCGGCGGACGGGTCGAAACGATCCACGCTACCGGCGAGCGCTTGCATAGCCCGAGACTCCAACTCGTCGTAGTCGAGGTCGGGGCGCTTGGCGTGGAAATACCGGGCGCGCTTTCGAGCAAAAGCGAAATGATCTCGGATCAGTTTATCAGCTTCGCGACGGGTCAGGTGGTTCATTGATATTCTCCAAATGCGCTCGACACATCGTCGTGATCGCGGTAAAATTGAGCTCGTTTAACGCGCAGTTCTTGAGCGCGGTCGCCGACTCCATGGGCTTCGAGGATCGCGTCTTGCGGGACTTGTTGGATATTGAAACAACCGTTCGCGAGGTCGGTAAGCATGACGACGCCGGCCCACTCGAACGGTCCGCTATGGGCTTTGAAGTGGCCGCCGTTGACGGCGGATATTGCGCCGTGTCCGGGGACCGGTTGCAGATCGAACCCGAAGGCGTGAGTATGAACAAAGATTGAGGAGCGGTGGCGTTTGTTGAGGATCTGTTTAATCCCCGCGGGTTTCCGAGAAACGCCCGTCTCGAAATAATGCGAGAAGTCCGCTCCGCCGATCTCTACGACCTTCAAAAAGTCGTAGCATTCCCAACCATTTTCGCGGCTGATTTCATGCAGTTGGTGAGTTCCGATTAAGCCCTCAAGTTGAGGGATGTATTCAGCAACGCGATCGAGCCGCTCTTCGTGATTTCCCAGGAGTTGGATCCAGCGCGGCGAATATATGCGATCCTTACGACGGCTCCGTAGATGACGCTTGTTCGCCGCGTCGACAGGCCCCTTGATCGCTTGCTGAGCCGCCTTCCAGGCACCCATATCACCGGCGAGGCGCTTGTTCTCCAGCGACTTCCCGCCGCCTGCCCCGCCGACTGCCCGAGACCCCTTCCAGCCTGCCAGACTGTCGAAGTCGCCGAGGTCGCCCATCTGGATAACGACATCCGGCTTCTCGTCGAGAATATATTTTCCGAGGGCGTGGAGCCTATCGAAATCCGAGTGGCCTTCCCCCGGCTTGACATGGATATCCGGGACTACAAGAACCCTTAACCCGGAGATAGTAGAAGCGGTTAGTTTGCCTGCCGACATATAAGCCCTGCCCGTTTTTTCTTGCATCGCTTGGTTGCGACTTTCTTACAGAGGATATAGGTCCCAACGAGTAGATCCGGAAATCCGAGGCTCACTTAATCTCGGCAATATCTACAATATCTTGCGTAAGGCTGTTATTCAGTGACCAGGTCGGCGCGGCGTCTCGGCTGTACAGATCTTTCCAGCCTTCCACGAAGCCAAGATGTCTGCCGATATCCGTCGCGACGATCCTGCGCGTCGCCGGAGGACGATCTCCTCTTGCGGGTTGCGCGATATCTAATTCCCAAATGTTCAGATCTCTCGACATCTTGACGCCGCCCGCAGTGTCGACCGAGAACCACATTTTCCGACGAGCATCGAACGCAATGCGTCCGCCCGCGCTCACAGAAGACAAGACAACCTCACCCTCGGCGGATACTTCCAGCACGCGACCGTCTTCGAGGACTGCGAGGATGCGCGGCTCAACAAAGACCTGACGGACCGGAGAAGTCGTCGAGATTTCAGTCCAGGTATCGCCGCCGTTGTTCGAGAAGCGGATCGAGTTAGCGCCGTCCGAGATGATTATCGCCGAGCCCCGAACGGCGGCAAGGTTAGCGTCGATCGGAGCGGCGGAGAGGTATGTACTCGCGCCGTCTTTGATCTCGTAGATGGACGAGGCCGTGAAAGCCACATGGCGGCGTCGCAGGAGATCCCTGACAACAGACCGCGAAGACTCATCCCGCGCTTCTACCGTCTCCAACCTCAAGTTGTCGAAATAGACATTCGCCGGGCTACCTTTGCCGTGCAGTCGGATGTCGAAATCCGTCGAGCCCAGATCGTCCAGATCAACAGAAATTCGGTGCCATTTTCCGACGGCCAGCGCCTCAGCCCCGAGCGATGTCGAGCTAACGGCAGACTCCGCGGACTGATCGGTAAGGTAAAAACTATTACCGCTCGTGTCATTGTTATATGAGAGAAAAAGGTCGAACTCTGCGGCGTTGTCGATCTCTATAAGATACTCGCCAGGCCCCCCAGTTGTCGTATATCTGTCCGCCAACTGCCCCTCGTGACTTATTACCGCATGAGTTGCGGTTGTCTCGTTTGTCGGCTGAATAGAAACACCAGGAGCCTGCGCGAGTCCAATATTACAGGCGCCAGCGAGAGTGACTCCAGAAACAACAAAACGACAGCTCATCGGGCGGGCGACAGACCCGGCGTCGAGGGCTTTGACTTTATACCATACCCCGTGACCGCTCGCGAATCCGTTAATCCGGAATACGCGAAGAAATCCGTCACCATAACCCGTCTGAGAATAAGCGCTCCCCGTATGATCGTGCGCCGTCCAGCGCATATCGAGGGGGCCGAACTCAGGATCAACGAACGCTCCGCCGATCTGCATCCACTCGCCCTCGATTATATAACCCTTGTTTTGCACATCGCTGTCAAAATTTAGACTATTGAAAGATTGATAATCACCGACCGACGAGAATATCTCAATCTCGCCGCTCGCCCCCTCTTCCGCGACAAACACATCGACAGACGCCCGCATGTTTGCGAGAGATGAGAGGCTCACCGATTTTGAAAGACTGAACGCACCGCCGCCGGACGAAAACCAGCCGTCTTGCTCGCATGTCACATAATGCGCAGAGCCAGGCTGCTGAGCTGGCTGCGTCGTATCGAGCGCGACAGGATCACCGGACAGAACAGTCCAGCCCGTCAGCCCATCCTCGAAATCGCCATTTTCCAACTCGATCGAGGTCAAGACTTCCGCTGAGAAATCCAATTTCGTCCAAGTTGCGAGATTTGGAGAGACATAGGTCCCGCCGATCGCAGAAACCGCCGCGCCCTGATCCTGGATCGCAGAAAGAGAAATGAGCGCGGGCGGTGTATTCGAAAGAATTCTCCAGGTCGAACCGCAGTCCGTAGAATAGGATATCGCGCCCGCATGCAATGCGAGGAGACTTCCCTCTTTTGGGTCTGCGACGACGGAGGTAATCGGGTCGCCGGTTGCCGGATCGGTATAACCGTCCTCCGGCAAAGCAGTCCCGGGGTCGCCGGGCTTGTCCTCGTCCGGGTTGGTCGGGGTCTCGGGTTCTGTTGGGTCTTCGAGCAGGCCGTCCGGGTCCATAGAGACGACGGCGAGCGCGACGGGCTCGGCCCACCATTCTCCGGTCATTTCCCAGTATGTCAGTCGGATACGGTCCGCCGTTCCAGCGGGCCGCGGATTTGCCGGCGGTCCTGCGCTTTCGGTTAGTGTTGCAGGGTCGCCCGTCATAGCATAGCCGACCCGCCCCCACCGAACCTCGGTAGGCCAAGAAACGGCGCTATCAATCGCAGAGTAAATAAGAAGGTCAACAACCCAGACGCGACGACGGGCGTTCCCGAGATAAGACAGTTGCGGGATAGGGACAGCCGGCGGCTTAGAGAGGGAGATAGAAGCCGAACCGTCCGCCCGGACGACATACGCGCTAAACTCGCCAGGCTTGATTGCCGCATCTTGAACGCATGTAAGAGAGCGCGTCCGAAGCTCCATCCCTTTCCGGATTACTTGACCGAGGTCTTCGTGGCCGCGTTCGATAGGCGCCCATTCGTCGGAAATAATCGCGAGATCTTGGGCCTCCATTTCCTCAGTCGGACCGATACGGAAACCGCTTACCTGATTTGCGGCGTCGGAACTGAGTTTTCTCGATAGCGTCATTGGAGATCAATCTGTTTAGGAACCAACACTTCTCCGGAGACTTGAAAGTCCGCCGTTTGATTAACATCCGTAGCGGGCGCGGGTGTCGGTTCGATGTTTACTACTGTTGGAGATATAGCGTCCCCGGCGTCAAAACTGGCAATCTGCGCCTCGGCCCGGTCCTCGACTGATAGAGAAAGCCGGCCGTTTGAGTAGGGGACGCTTCCAGAGGCGGGCGCGATTGTAAGAGCCGCCCCAATACCAGTACCAGCGGCGCACGCCATTTCTATACGCGCCTGCTTACGCCCTCCGCCCCATTCCAGATCATACCCAACGACGCGGCCGGTTGCCGAGCCACCGGGGAGCGCGGGGTCGGAAATCGTCGCAGTCATATCCGCGGTAATGCTTGCGGGGTCAGGCATCGCGCAATCGAAGGAGATACGGACAGCTCGGGCAGCATAACGAAGGCGCGCTTTAAGACGCTCGACCGCATGGTCGATAGCCGCCTGTCCTCTTGAAGTCCTGAAAAAGGAGTAAACTCGGCGAGACGAAAGATAAGAACTCTCGCCGACGAGGTTCCACCGTCCGGGCGTACGAACGGCGCCGGAGATATGATCTTCCCGCGCCTCGTAGACATTGCCGCCGTCCAAAACCTGAGCGCCGACTAAGTATTCAACGCGAGGAGCCCAGGACGAAACCGCGTCCGATTGAGTGATATCTTGAAGATCGAGCGCCTCGTCTTCTGCGCTACCACTCCGGATGACGGCTTGAACGCCGGCGGATACTGAGACCGTCGCGGTTTCAGTCCGTCGGATTTCGTAGACGTTTTGGATTACCAGATCGGCCGCGAGAGTTGCTTTCTCCGCGACTTGCTTCCACTTACCGTCCGCAAGAACCACCGGGTCGAGTTCGTCCGGCTTAACATCGACAAAGCGTTCGAGGTCTTCTCGGTTCTTGACGAAGGGGTCGTCGCTCTTTCCTTTTTTTCTAAAATCGTAGGACGTTTCCTCGACCGAGGACCTCGTTACAGAGAACCCGCCGCCGAGACTTGTCCCGACCTTCGGCCAGTTCTTGAGAAGTCCATCGGGGGTCAGTGTCTTAATCTCTTTCAGCTCGTCGAAAGGTCCGTAGGTTTCTTTCCTCAACTGCCCCCACTGGACTTTCATCGAGTAAGAAGCCGTCGCCGGTACATCGTCCGCAACATCGACCGAGACAGAACCTCGGAAAGGAGTAAGCGCAACAGTCGAAGAACCAGAAAGGAAATCAACCGCCGACACATCGCCGGAAACGCGGCCCCAGGCTAAGACTTTACCATGGCCGGTCAGGACTGTTCCCGCGTCGTCTGCATCGCCTGAGGCGACGAACAGGGGGTCGTAATACGGAGCAACCTTCAACCCCTCGACAAGTGTCGCCAGTCGAGCGTCAGCGTCGGACGGACGCCCGATCACTTCAATACGAATACGCTCGGAAACCTGACCGCGAGGGGCGCGAGAAACTTCACCGGAGAACAGCAGAACGCCGTCTTCGGAAATGTAGAGACGGTTCGCCGGCAACGCGGCGCGAGGGTTCCAGACTTGAAGGTCAGCGCGGGCGAACTCGCCTTCCCGTTGAGAAATGGCGAGGTCGAAAACGGTCAGGTCTTCCCGAGCATGCGTCACCGGGTCGAAAGCCTCGCCGTCATTTACCAGAGCGAAATACAGCATTAAACTTCCTCAAAATTTAGCGTCCAGGACGTCGATGCGCGACCCTCCGTTTCATTGAGAGAATTACCGACGAGAAGACAGTCCAGGACAGGTCGATACTCAACCCAGCCAGATCCCACGACTTCGGAGCCCACAACCGCCGGACGAGACGGCGTAGAGCCCCGCTCCCGGAGCGTCATGGGAGCCTCTACCGTGAAACGGTCTCCCGGCCAAAGACCGGCCAGGGCTGCGGTTGCGTGGGTATTGCAAGACAGCGAGAGGGCGAATTTCTGGAAAGCCGGATCCCCGATCGAAACGAGACCTCCGTTCACAGTCCGCGCAAATTGAGCCGCTTCTCCAATCGGCTCCAACCCTGCGTCGATAAAAAGGTCGGACGCTTCCGGGAAGGGAATATCCTCGCCCGTATTTCGCGTCAGTTTGATATCTGAGTTCCAAGTCATTTCACAAATCCAGGACTACGAGCCGAGCGTGTCGCCCGGCGTCTGTTGATTTCGCGCTCAAAGCGTTCGGCAGTCTGCTCGTCTGCTTCAACGCTGAACTGTTGTCCGAACATACCGAGATCGAGCGAGACCCGACGAGAGCCGCCAGAGGAGCCCGAAGGAGCCGCAACAGCGGCCGGTGCCAGCGATGGGGGCATGATCCGGTTGTTGAGAGCCTCAAGAGCCCCACGGCCCCAAAAGCGGGTCGCTGAGGCGTTCAAGACATACTCGCGGCCGTGGACAACGCCCGCGACCTGACCTTCGCCCTGATCGCCGGTATAGCCGCCTGAGCGATACCCCAGGAGGTTTCCGAGAGTTGAATTCTTGAAGGCTTTTCCGATATCGTCAGTGCTCGGGATCAAATCCTTGATCGCTTTTACCGCTGCCTTGAATTCCTCCAGCTTCTTCATAAGTTTGGCGATGATCCAGTCAAAAACGCCGGAGAAGAAGCCTTTGATCTCGTCGCCCCAGAAGTAGAAAGCGGCGGCGATTGCGGCGATTGCTGCAACGACCGCGACGACGATTCCGACAGGAATAGCGGCGATCCCGGCGGCGATGCTACCCGCAAAAAGCAGGATAGTTCGAAGGACCAATAATATCTTCGAGCCAGCGTTACCAAAACCAAGGAGAAATTTACCAAAACGAAGGAAGTAGCCAGCAACCGTTTTCAGTGGCTTGCCCAGTTTTCCGAGCCAACCGAGCATCGTCCCGATGCTCTCACCGACCATCACTGCTCCCTTAGTAAGAAATGCGAGGCCGATCACGATTTGCCCGAGACCAACCAGCACAGGACCCAACACAGCACCAAGGGCGGCGAAGTAGGACATTAACTTAAGTTTCTCGGGATCTTCCTCGGCGAGTTTGGAAATCCACTCAGTAATGGACATAATCATCTCCGCAATCTGCGAGAGAATACCACTCTCCGCCAAAGCGATACCGAACGCCTCCGAGGCCGACGCGAGTTTCTTCAACTCGCCGTTCAGTCCTTGGAGACGGATCTCGGCCGCCTTAGCCGCATCGCCTTTGGAGATCGTGTCGAGAGCCTCGCGAACACCCTGAGCACCCTGAGACGCCAAGGCCGCCCCGGTCCGCATGGCGTCCGCGCCGAACATCGTCGTAAGCGCGCCGGCCTTCTGTTGTTCCGTCATACCCGACAGGCTTTTTTGAAGATTATTCGCCATCTCCTCCATCGAGACCAACTGCCCGGCAGCGTCGTAAGCATTAAAGCCGATCTTCTCCATCAACGCGCCCGCCTCTTTGGAGGGTTTCGCCAATCTTTGGAGAAAGGTCTTAAAACTCGTACCCGCGTCCGAGCCGGACTTAAAAGCGTATCCCGTAGCCGCGATCGCCGCGGTAAAGTCTTCGAGTTCGACGCCACTTTCGCCGGCGATAGAGCCCGCCTGAGCGAAAGCCTGAGCGATAGAAGTTAGGTTATACTTAGACGCCGTTCGAAGGCCCGTAAGTTGGTTCGCAACTTCGGGGAGGTCTTTCGCGGCGATATTAAACTGAGCCGCGATATCGGTAACGAGATCCGCACTTTCTTGAAGAGAGCCACCAGTCGCCGAGGCAGTATCGAGAGACGCCTGCAGAGCGCCGTCCATGATCTTTTGAGCCGACAGACCGTTAGCGGCGAGGACTTCAATACCCTCTGCCGCTTCCGTCGCCGAGAAAGCAGTTGTACGGCCGAACTTTTTAGCCAAGTCGCCGAGAGCCTCGAAGTCTTCCGCGGTCGGATTAAGGACAGCCCGGACGCCGTTTAGCCGTTCTTCAAGGTTCGCCGCGGCTCGAATACTTGCGCCGAGGCCGAGGGCCATAGGTGCCGACACTCTCGACGACACAGACATACCCGCGCCGGAAATACCCCGACCCGCGTTATTCATCGCGGCCGCAGTCTTCTTCGCCATTTTTGAAAAACGGCTCTCCGCATTGCGAGCCATCTCGTTATTCAGGCGGTCGATTTTTGATTTCGTCCGAGACCATGCGCGGGCAATTTCTTCGGGAGTTGCAGTTCCCGAGCGTTTGATCTTTTCGTAAGCTTCGAGAAAGGATTGTCGTTGCTCTTTCGCCGTAGCCTCACTCTTGAGACCAAGTCGCCGCATAGCCCCCTCAGCGACCTTCGCCGCCTCTTCGGACCCCTTACCTACTTCGGACAGAGACTTCTCCGCCGCGTCCGCCGCGTTGTCGACATTGCCGAGAGTGCGGTCCAGTTTCCGGAACGCTTTCTCGGCTTTATCAGTCACGGTGTCAAAGACAATCCGCAGGGCTTTGCTATCTCTTGCCATCTTCGAAGGACTTTCTTATTTTCTTGTCGGTTGCCTCGTCGGCGTGTTGCGCGGCCCGTGTTATCGCGTATGTCTCAAGAGCCTCTCGGTTTTTTCTCTCCGCCGCGAGAAGCGCGTAGGCCGTTGCTTGGCGCGGAGTGTAAGACCATGGATTCGAGTGGCCGGACGCTATGAGTTGCTCGATTAAAACGGCCCAGGCGCTTACGCGCTCGGGGTTTCGGCTTCGTCCGGGGCGATCTTGCTGAGCAGTTTGAGGAGATCGCCCATGAACTTTTCCATTTCGGAATCGTCTTCCGGGAGAGTCATTTCGACAGTCGCGAGAACGATATTCCCTTCTTCGACGGCGGTAAGATTGTAAGTCGAAGCAGTCCCAGGGGCGACCCGCGTAGCCGCGTCGATAACATCGCAAACCGCATCAGGACCCACGCTCGCAATAGCCGACGGAATATCGCCGGACGAGAGGGCTTTCACGAGGCCGGAGTGTTTCGCGATCAAGGTTCCGATATCGGTCAAACGAAGCGGATAAACATCTACTTCGATACCGCGGACTTTGACGGTTTTTTGAATAGGGGAGAGGTCTGCGAGGGACGCCATTTTATATCCTTGTTGCTTTTTTAGGATATAGACGGAAGCCTGATTTTTCTTGCATATCGAGAAAGGAAAACGCCCAGCGGTGAGGCCGGGCGTGTGGGTTATGCGATGCCGATTTTTGAGCGATTGCGTTATAAGAATTGTGCCCGGATGCTTTCAACCTTCTCCTCGTCGGTCAGGCTTGCATCTTCCGCGATTTGATCGACAGCAATCTCCGTCGCGTTGCACTTATCCCTGCACGCCAAGATCAGCGCACACATCGCGTCCGTGTCTGCCGCACTAAGCAGACCAAGCGCGGCGTTGCGCTGCGCATAGTCGGGATATTTTGCGTCAATATTCCGGCGCGCATTTTGACGAGCGACGGTCTTAGCTTCGAGAATTGTATCTTGCAGACTCATCAGTAATTCCTCATCGCAGCGCGGATTTGATCTTCAGTCAATTGTTTGTCAACAACGACAAGATTCTGGATCGAGCTTGTCTGATTTGTGATCCCGCCTCCAACTTCCGGCGTCGCAAAAAGATACATCTGGCCGGACACGGGAGCGGTGCAACCGAACCCAGCCTCCTGGTGAACGAGAGACATATTGTCAGCGTCCACATTTCGAGCCTGATAGATCCGGACATGACTGTTTGCGAAAGACACAGCGACCACATCGTAAGTGCTCAGCTTGATCGTAGTATCAAACTGCGTGGCTTCATTTTTTACAGACAAGCACTTGGTCACGCCGTCAAATCCAATCGAAAAAAATCTGGATTCATTGCCGATCGAGAAAAGCGGGTGAAACCCGGTCTCGGCAGAAGAGCACGCCGCGTTTGCAGAGATGAAAAAACATCCGAACCCCGTGTGCGGCGGATAGGCGTTCGTCACTGTTTCCGCGGGGAGAGCGTCGTAATAGTCGAGCTCCCAGGCCATACTCACCAGCCCCAGATTTGAGAAAACCCCAAATGCCCCGGTTTCATTATACACGATCCAGTCCGGATCGGCGTCCAACTGATCCAACGTCATGCCATTGACGCGGAGAGCCTCTCGGCGGAAACCGACGCTTAACGGGTGATTGTGCAACAGGGCAAAATTGGCGCCAGCGTCTGTGATGTTCAAATCACCGAATCCCCACTCGAAGCGGAGATTGTCCGTCGTCCGAGTTCCGCTTGCCTGATATAGCACAGCTCCCGCCGGGAGAGGATTCTGCTCAATCCTCTCTTGCGGATACTGAGCCGACATCCAGGCATTTTTTTGGCCGGAATTAACTCGAACCCAATCACCAAAATTCTCAAGCCGCTTTATCGGATCGGGCTGACTGAACACAAAGCCAAGAACCGGATCAACGATCGTGTCGATGTATCCGCTGTCCGGACTATTCCACGTTCGATCACCTACAACCCGAAGGGATTTAGACCCGGCCATCGAGATCGGATCACGAACATCTGCCCGCGCTTTAATCCACCGACCGAGAGCGGAGTTGTAGACGATAGTGTCGAAATCACTGGGATTCTGCAGATCAGTATCCGTCAGATCAACAAGTGCAGAGGGCGACGGCTCGACCGGATCCGGCTCGCTAAATTTAGGGCCACCTCCGCCAATTCCAAAATTCATATCATTCTCCCTAATGAGACGCGGCCGGGACGATTTTCAGATCCCCCGCAGTGGCGGACATCACAACGAGATCCTGAGCTTTATCCAAAAACAGCGGCATGTATGTATTCGCAAACCACGGGAGCCGGACATACGCAGAGGTATCGCCCGAGCCGTGGGTGAATTCAAAGTCGCCGCCGTGGATCACATAATATACGCCGGGTGCGAGCGGGATCGTTGCATCAACATCAGCAGTCAAAGCAACAGACTGAGCCGCCGCGGTATCCAAAACCGGGAGGTCGAGCGACTGCCCGCCGTATCCGATTGGGGTTTTAATAGTCATAAAGAACTCCCGTCCAAGTAGAGTAAAGAGGGGCCGAAGCCCCTCTCACTGATTTACGAGCGCGTCATCGGGATCAGGCGACCCCATGGAGCGTCAGGAGCGGCCGGGTTTCGAACACCTTTACCGGACAGCTCGATAGACTGAAACTCGCCGTCGTTCGAGACAAACGCCACATCGCCGGATGGCGACAACTCGACGCGAACGCCTTCGAGTTTGTATGCGATACCGTCAGGGTTCGCGCCGATCAGCGTGAAGACGCCCTTTACGCCGGTGGTTTCCTGCAGGACTTTGATAACATTTCGGTCGTCAGCCGCAGTGATTGCCGGAGCGTCGAAAGTGGCCTCGAAAGTAGCCTGAGCCGAGCCATAAACGGTAATCGTTCCGGCCGCGGCGTTGAGAATATAATCCGTTCCAGAGGCAAGAGGGGCCACGCCGTCAGTAACGGCGACATTCGAAACATCCAGATAACCCAGTTCGATCAGTTCGCCGGGAGATACATCGGTCTCAGTAATAACCATCGCAGTTTGTGCAGTTTGCTCGATCAGTTCGATAGAGCCTTGCATCGCCATCGCCATCTGACGCACGCCGGTTTGAGCGAGGGTCGCGGAGACTTCGACTTCGACTTCTTGAATACGGCTTTTAACCGTCTCGATCGTGCCAGAGTTGCCGTTTTTCTTCTCGACAGTCGTCACATTCGGCGACCAGGTGAAGCTATCCATGTAGCCAGCCGAGCGCGGACGCGGTTCGCCGTCAAGTTGAATAAACGACTCAGCATTCAAGAGTGTAATTTCGTCGCTTGAAGGGAGATAGTTCTTAGCCATGTTTGTGTCCTTTGTTTCCTAAGATATAGAGTTCAGCAAGATATTTCTTGCATCACTTCCGTTCGAAATGCAGCTCGAGGGTTATTAAGATCCGGACAAACTCGACGCCTTCATCCGGAAGTTCGACTTCACGGAGCATTGTGGGCTTTGACGCCGTAGCGAGAAGTCCCTTGTCGTTCAGTTTGGAGTCGCGAAACGCTGCAATAAATCCCATCCAGATGGCATTCGCGGCCGCCGTTTGAAGGGCCGTCCGAGGCTCGCGGATTGAGATCTCGACAGACGGCCGCATGAGCCAACGCCGGAACCATACAGCCGACGGGTCGGAGTCGCGCCACGCGCTTTCCTCGTCGCCGGTCCGGATAACCGCGAGAGGCATTTCGTCGCCGTCCAGATCAAAGCGGCGATCAATCTCGACCGGCATGCCCAGGCTTTCGCAGACTATTTTCAGTTCGTCGATAATTTCTTCTGCGCGGTCCATTTAGTACCCCTCCGTAAGATTTTTGTCGATTTCCTCGGCGTATTTGTCGAGGTATTTTGTCGCGATCGTCCGGAGCTTTTTGCTTTCGGCGATCTCCTTGATACGAACGGACTTTTTGAACGAGCCGATCAGCCGTTTTTCAGTCCCGTTCGACGCGAAGAGGTACCCGCCGGACGCGAACGCTTTCTCTCCTGGTCGAAGTTTCTTACTTCCGACGAGGAGGGCTTTCGCGGATCTCGGGCGGATAATCTTCCCGGTCTCCTGCGCCTGAGCGAGTGGCGCATGGTCGAGGACGATAAGCGTACCGTCTCGGCCGACGATATTCCGAACGGCCTTTTTCCGGCGGCTCGACACATCTCCGAGCGCCTTTCGACGGCCTCGAACGACAAGACCGCCAACTTTCCGGCCTGCCTTTTTGCGAGCCACTTTCAACTCTCTTTCAAAGTCGTAAGCGAACTCACCCTTTTTCCAGCCCTGGACGCCCATCAGCAGATCACCCGAGTCATGCCCGTGCCGTCTCTAAGGACGCGCAGAACAATCCGATCGCGCCCGTCAAGCTCAACGATAGAACCTTCGTCGATCGCGACCGCATCAGCCAGGGCAACGCCGAGGACATTTCGGATGACTTCGATCGCGTTTCCGTACTTGTCCTCTTCAAGAAGAAGACCGGACCGGTTGACTTGCGCCACGATATTTACGCCGTCGATAACGACAGGCTCGCCCATGGATTGAAGAACGGCTTCGGAAACATCGAAAGTCTCGACGCCAGATCCGGACAGCCGGATAAGAGCGAGGTCAGTAAGGCCAGGCGCGGCGGAGGTTACGAGGCCGTGGATTTCATATTGCGTCCCGCCGACCTCGATCAGCCCGCCGCGGCGAGGAGAGATAGACGCGGAGACGCTCGCCGTCGCTTGGGCGGCGATAAGATCGGTCGTCCGCCCGGAGCGGATTTCCTTGTCCGTGTCTTGAACGATAACGCGGATAGAAACTGGAGAACCGCCCGGCGAGGTGTAAGTCGCAGGGCGGCCAAGTGCTTGTAGAAAGTGATCTGCTACATCCGCGATCATATCAGGGGTAAGGGGCTCCTAAGAGCCCCTCCCTTATCTTATACGACCGGAGCCGGCTCGGCGCCAGCGTCGCCCGAAAGCAGAACGCCGGGGCGCGTGCAAACGGTGATCGGGTTCGCTTGGATCTCGATCTCGCGGAAGCGACCTTTGGGGTCGATCGAGGGCAGAGCGTACTCAGCCAGACCCAGAGTGCCCGCATAGTCCAGACGGTCAGCCGGAGCGAACATCTGCTTGAAGAGACCGGAAACGCCGACCGGGAAAAACGCTGCTTCGACATCTTCGACGAAAGCAGTCGCGCCAATAAGTCCGCGATACTCTTCGAAAACGATACCGCCGTAGGTAAAGGTCGTGAAGGCAGTCCCGCCGCGCAGTTCAGCCGCCTGAGCTTGGTTCAGGAAGGTTTCGCGGGTCTCGGGGTGGTTTGCGATCTTGTCCATGAACTCAGCGCCAACAAAGGCGTGAACACCAGTGAAAGGCAGTCCGCCCAGTTCAGCGGCGATCTTACGAACGATATTCGAGCAGATCTTCCGGATTGCGCCAGGCGCGGGGGAAGCGTTGTCGAAGTCGAAGTAAATCTTGGCAGGAGCCGTGACACCCATTTTGGTGTAGAGGTTTTCGATTACGGCGCCGTTTGCGTCCAGGACGAGACCTTTCAGCGCGCCGACGCGGTGGAATTCGAGCGTCGCACGAACGGAACCGACAGTCGGACGGGCCTTCTGCGTGAGATAGGTCTCGACGCTTTCAACATCGCCCTCGGTACCAAGACGGCGCAGGTTCAGGGCTTCGTCTGCCATCACTTTAACTTCTTTGGCGACGCGAACCGCCTCGAAGTGGACCATATCACGGGGGAGTGAGGCTTGCTTGGTTGCTTCAGTGCCGCGAGCGGATGTCTGAACCAGTTCAAGTCCGTACTCGGTCTTGTCGAACTTTGCGGTCGTAGTCATAAGACCATCGACTTCGAACAGACCCATATCGCCGATGCGCGAGGGAGCATGAGGAATCTTCTCGATCAAGCCGATCAGGTCAGCCGCGAGAGTTCCGGTAGGGGTATCTTCCGTTAGGAAGTCGATTACAGCCATTTTATTTTCCTTTTCAATAGCTTACTTTTGGTGTTGTCAGTTCTTCCGATTGAACCGGGCAAACTGACGCTCCCGGATTTCGGCCATCGCCTGCGCGTGGCTTTTCTCGACTGGTTCATCCTCGTTCGAGGCTGATACCGTTGAGTTCGTGGAGACTTCATCGTCGGCGTCGGCCATCGCATCGAAAAGAGCGGCCCGGACTTGGTCCAGGGTGGCGCGAGCGGCGATAAAGCCGTCAGCCTTGTCGGGCATATGAGCGAGAGCACATACGCCGCGGATAGCGGCTTGGATTTCGTCGGAGACCTCTTCGTCTTCCTCGGCTTCTTCTGCCTCGGTTTCGATCTCTTCCTCGGCGGTTTCCGCCTCGGTCTCGGCCTCTTCTTCTTCGGCCTCGATCTCGATTTCGACTTCTTCGACCGCATCGGAGATCACGAAATCAGCGATCGCTGATTTGTCCTCGAAATTCTCGGCAAGGTCGGCGCGAATACAGGCGGCGATTTTCACGGCGCCGAGAGTTTCGTTCGACAGACCCAGGGCCAGAGCTTCGTCAGCGGTGAGCCAAGTTTCAGCCCTGACCATCACGCCGAAGCTTTCAGCGCCTTCGCGCTCGCCGAGAGTTCTCATTGCCTTCGCGTCATACGCGGCGACCAGTTGAGCCTCGATCTTGTCAAGGACGGCGGCGGTTTCACGCAGTTCGGAGGCAGAGCCCATCGCCATAGTCCAGGGCGCATGGATCATCAGCATCGCGTTTGCGGGCATTTTCAACTCGTCGCAGGAGACAGCGATCAGCGAGGCGATAGACGCCGCCAGGCCATCGACAACCGCGACGGTTTTCGCTTTCATGCGAGCGATAGCGGAACAGATTGCAACGCCCTCGAAAACATCGCCGCCCGGCGAGTTCAGGCGGAACTCAACTTCGGAGCCCTCTGCGTCGATCGCTTGCAGTTCGGCGATAAAGTCTTTCGCGTTCACGCCCCAGCCGCCGACCTCGTCGTAAATTTCGACAACATGCTTGTTATCGCCGGACGCTTTTACAGCAAACCAGGAGCGGGTTTCGCCTGAGCGAAACGCAACGACATTGGAAGGCTTCAGAGTTTGTTCGGTCATGTTCTATCCTGTTTTTCAAGATATAGAGCCGGGCAAGATTTTTCTTGCACCGACCATATATTTTTCCTATGCGATCTCGTAATGGGGGCCGTCGATAAAATCCGGGCCGGGGTGTCGACGACAATACGCTTTCACCTCCCGCTCTATCGCCCACTCGGGGATATCATTCAGGCATCTATCCCACACACCGCCCCAACGAAGGCGAACGCCCTGCTCGACGGCAGCTTGGCGAACAGCGGCCGCGATCTTGTAGATCGGAACCCATTCCCACCGCAGACGGCCGGCAATATACGGCACCAGATCGACAGCATGGCCGTAGCCGGTCTCTTGCTCCTGGTGCTCGCTCTTGCGCTTGTATCCGTCCCTTTGGGACGCTCCGCGGCGGTGGAGTTCCGCCTGCTCTTCCGCAGTCCGGAGTCCGGAGTGAACGCCGAAATCTTCCGAAGTCAGTTCGATCGCACGCTCAACGATGGCGATAAGATCAGGATGGACCCCTTTGAGTTCTTCCTTCGATTTCGAACCGAGCACGAAGCCATTAGGCTTTGCGTCGGACCCAACCGAAGAGGGACGCTTTTTTGGCTCCGGGTGTTTTTTCGTCTTAGTCGTCATCTATTTCTCCCGTTTGAATTGCGCCGGATCCGGCGGTCATGCGAGCGTCGCCGTCGAGAACCAGACCGAGGCGGTCGCGGTCGGCGGCCTCTCGGGCGAGTTGTTCGATATGGTCGGCGTAGTCGTGACCCCTTTTCTCGACCAGCTCGGCGAAGGTCATAGCGCCGGAGCGCAGTTCGGTGACATCCGCGTTCGCTTCTTGGTGCCGACGGATTTTCGGGAGCGGTTGCCCCGTCCATTTCACCGAATAGAAGTCGGCCGGATTACCCTTCCACGCGCCGGACGCGACAGCCGCATCGAGGAAGGCGCGCCAGGTCGGACGGCAAAACTTGTGGATCAACATCTTCCGACGCTGCTCGACGGCGATCTCATATTTCGCGAGGATCAACTGTTGCGAACGCTCGGGGATATCCCGGTCAAGGATTAGATCAACAGGAGCGAGGCCGACGCACGCTTCGGAAAGGACTTGACGCACAAACTCCGGAAAGGTCGAGCCGCTATCGTGGGTCGGCGCGAACTCGACGTCCACATCGTCGGGAAGAGCCATATTGTCGCCAGCTATAATTGAGGGGATTACCTCGGCCTCTTCTGCCTCGCCTACATCGTCGTCGCCCAGCATCATCGCCGCGCCGGAATCGACTTGGCTCTTACGCTTAAAGAAAGCCGTAATCCGGGCGGAAAAGTTTTTCTTTACCAGCTCCGCGTCTTCGTACTCGTCCAACTCATGGAGGCGGATAATAGAACGAACTAACCAAGGCTCGCCGCGAACCTGCCCGGCTTCGCGGACTTGCATCGCATGACAGACGCGATCGGCGGGAACTTCTTTGAAATCCGTATTCGCCGTCGCTTTACCGTCGCCGGGGTGGACGGGGTGGAACAGATACGCCGACCTTTGGCCGGGGCCGCGGAACTTAACGCCCGAGACGATATTGTCTTGCTCGACATCTTTAAGCGGGACGAACTCGCTCGGGAGGAGTTGAACTTGTAGAGGAACAGGAAGGCCGTCGGTAGAACGGCGAGGACGGATACGCCCGAACACTTCACCGGCGGCCACGATCTCGCGCATCGCCAGGGCTTGGAGCGAGTAGAAATCCCCCATCTCGTCCGCATCGGCGACTTCGACCCACTCGTTCCAGAGCTTCAGGAGTTCAGGGTCCGAAATACGCGGACGAAGACCAACGCCGACAGTCGTTCCCACAATGAACTCAACAATCGCGTTCGCGATCGGGTTGTTGCGGATCTCATACCGGCAACGCTTCCGGATTGTTTCAAGGTCTTTACCGAGCAGATACTTGATCGACTCGCCGCGAGCGTGGGCGAACTTCAACTGCCCGCGCTTGGCATTGCCAGCCGCCGCATAGGATGCACGGATACCGAGCATGCGGTCGTTTGAAGTATAGAGTTTGGGAGCGCGGTGGGTCGTTGAGAGGGCGGTCGAACTTGTCGACGCCTTCGCCATGCGAACAGAACGCGGAGCTTGTTTTTTAGCCATTAGAGGTAACCTCCGCCAGAAGGCAGATCAGGATTAAAGATCCACGAGCGACGCTTAGTCTTTCCAGCCGCCACAGCCTCGCGGCGGGCGATCTCTTTTTCGAGATCTTGGATCGTGAGTTCAATTTGAGCGGGAGAGTTGAACTCCAGCCGGGTGCCGTTGAAATCCACAACCGCCCGCCCACTCGCCTTTTGAACGACGAGAGAGTGGATCAGTTCGAGGATTTGCTGATCGGTTCCGAAGCCGCGATAGCGAATTTCAGACATTGTTGCTCCTTTTTGAATATATAGAGCGACGCACTTTTTTTCTTGCGTCAGCGTCGCGAAGAAACTCGGAAACCCGACTTCTTGCGCTTTGGACGAGCAGGGGTGGCCGGATCGTGGCCCTGCTCAACCGGAGACGAGGAGACCGGGGGAGCATCGAGCAATGCGATAAACGGGTTCGGAGGCGGAAGGGATTTCAAAGCCTGGACAGCCGCGAACGCATACTGCAGACAGTCCCAGGGTTCATTCCCTTTCGCCTTACGCGTCCAAGTCCATGACGACGAACCACGGACGAATTCCTTCTTCTCTTTCGTCAATCCGGAGAAAAAGTCCGCATCGCAGGGGCGCGCCTGAGAAAGAGAGACAGAGGGCATAACCAACCGGTCGAGACGCGTGTCCTCGTGTATTTTCGGGTGTGTCGCATCTTTCGAGAGATCCACATCGACAGAATAGACCTTGACCGATTTCGAGATCGCCGTCTTCCAGATTGCCGGTCCGCGCTTTCCGTTGCCCGCCGACCAACCCTTGATCGGGAACCAGCGCGCCGCGGCGCTTTTCTTCTGCCGCCAGGTCGCGCAGAAATCGAGGACGGCCTGCTGATAGTGGCCGCCCGCGTCAATGCAGGCCGCCTGGATGATATAATCGCGCCCGTCCTCACCGCGCCATGGCTGAGACAACATCTCCGCCAGCTGCTCGCCGGCGTGAGGGCTCTCGATCGGATGATCGAGTTTCCAATGACCGATCAGGAACGGACGCTCGCGAACGCCCCAGCCGTAGATCGAAAGCTCAAAGTATCCACCGGTGCCGCGCTTACCGGACTGCGTATCGACGCCAGCGGTCAAGAAGCGAACGCCGGACGGGACAGGGGCGTGGTAATGCTCACAGAGCGCACCGAGTTCGTGAGAGCCCTTAGTGCCGCGCTCTTCCTCATAGTCGCGCCATGTCTCGCCGAGCTTCGTGTTGACGAAAGCCTGGAGACGCTCTTTATTGCCCTCTTCTTTCGAGAGGCGCGTCGCTTCGACGAACTCTTCCGCCAGGCGACCCCAAGACGATTTTTTCCAGGGGGCGTACAGGGCGTTAATATGAAAAGACACAACGCCGCGCTCGGCGTTCGGGTTTGTCGCCCGCCACTCGCCGTTCTCGTCCATCCAGCCCTTTTTCGACTCGTCGATACAAGAGCCGCATTCCTTACAGACATAGTAAGCGTCGCCGGGTCGGTCTTTCGGCCACTTTATCCCGTGCAGGGTTTCGGGGCCGCCCCATTCGAGATACTGCATCTCGCCACAATCGGGACAAGGCAGGAACCGGCGCCGTTGGTCTCCGCGTTCAAACCAACTCTCGATACGCGAGCGGCCCGCGATTGTCGGAGTGGAACCCAAGATCATGCGACCGTCCGCGAAGCTATCGCCGCGATTTCTCAGGAGCGCGGTTTTATCACCCTCGCCCGTATCGCCGCCGCCAGGGTTCCAGCCGGGCGCGTCCACCTCGTCGCCGATCGACAGGCGGGAGTTAAATGCGCGAAATGTGTCATACTTGACGGCTTGCTTCATCTCCAAAGACGAACCGCGAAGGGTTGTCTTCGAGTGCCACTGCTGATCGTCTATGTCGGGCAGGATCTCCTCCAGGACTTCCGTGTCGTTCACCAGGGGGCGGATGTATGTTTTCTCAAAATAGCGGGCGTCTTGCTCCGCCGGAAAGACAGACAGGATAGGGGAAGCCGAGTGTTCGAGGTAGTATCCGATCCCAAGAGCGAGCATCTGCGTATAGCCGACCCGCGCCGACTTCAAAAAGGCGACGACCTCCGCTCCCTCCTCTGCGAACGCATCCAGGATCCCGCGCTGATACGGGAACAGGCGCAACCGACCGGCCTGGCTCGAAGTTTGGCGGGATAGTTTCACGTTCGCCTCAGCCCATTCGCTCGGGGTCATGCGAGGAGGCGGCGAGAGCGCGGACGCCCTCGTCTTCCAAAGCAGTTTCCGAAGACGCGACGGGTCGGTCTCTAACTGCTCAGCGATATGCCGGGAATAACTCACTCGGCGATCTCTTGCGCGGAATTCGCGCCGTCTTCAATTTCAGCCTGATATCTTGCGTCCGCCTGCAAGTCCGCGAGGATCCGGTCGATCTCCTCTTCGAGAACGCCACGACGCTCCATCTCATCGTCCGAGCCCAGGCGCGGCGCGGCCTTCGACGGGAGAGACAAGAAAGCCTCCCGAACGATCGCATATTCACCCGACACGATATCGGCGGCCTCCTCCGTCCGGATAAGCAACCCGGAGAGTTCGGCGGCTTTGTATTCTTCTTGCGCCATTTGCGCGACGAGTTTCCGGCGCTTCGCCTCATCCTCACCGATCCAGCCCATTGCCTGAGCTTCTTCGATGGTCTGCTCGACATGCGCATACTTACGGCGCGCCTCGTCCTTACCCTGCTCGCGCTCGTGAGCGAACTTCCATTTAAGGAAAGCGGGGAGGTCGACGCCCTTCGAGTAATCCATCTCGGCCTCTTGAAGCCAGACGGTCAAAGTTTGCCGAGCGACGCCGACCCAGCGAGCAGCTTCGGAGACAGAACAGGAGCGGGGTGTGTTTTTAATTGTCATACCGAGGATATAGAGAGACCCGGTTTTTTTCTTGCGAAACTAACACAACCCACGCAACATTCGACCAATCAGGACAGGGCTTTTCGATTGTTGCTGTTGTAAGGTCGGTTTTTGAAATATTATATCCAGCGATCTATCGAGCCGCCCGCATACCCACAATAGAACGAGAGGGCCTGTGGGACCCTCTATTTAGCGCAAAGAGCGCCGCATCATCTATATATAGTGTTTTTAACCGGTTCGGCCTAAATCCCCATGATCTTCATCCGCTCGTGGTTGCTGAGCTGGGTAGGGTCGATCGAGATGGGCCAGGGCCAGCCGCCGATCTTCTTGCGCTCAACCTCACACTCGACAACTGCAAGCTCACCACCACAGATGTAATACCCATGACAAGTCTCCTCCACGAGTTGCATCCCATCCTGGCTCTGCGTCAGTCTCACCCCATGCCGCAGACTGATCCGCGCCAGGTCGTCGAGAAAGGCTTTGATCTTCTCGGGGGTGGGTTGATCAGTCATCTCTTTTCCTTTCTGTTTATCTTTCAAAGTAAGTAGGTAAAAGGGAAACCAATCCAAAACACTGAGCGAAATTAAGTGTAGGCCCCGCCGCAGCAGGGCCATCCTTTGTCCTATTTGAATAACTCAAATAGGGTAAAATCTTACTTCTCTATCTCTCTTTCTTCGCCGGAGTTTTGTCCGGCTTATGCGCCTTAGATCGGACTTCCGTCCGTGCTTTTGCGTGCATTTCTGCGGCTTTCACATTGACGCGGGCCCTAAGATCGGGGTCGGGTGCTGGCCGCTCCTGACCGTCAGGCAGGCTCTTTATGAGACGTCTTGCGGCATGACCCACAATCGCCACGAGTTCCTCGGCTTCCTGGTTTACATTTTCGGTCATCAGCGCACCCTTTGATTTGACTTGACTTTGACTTTTTGGATTTTCGGCTTGAGATCCACGCTTTTGATCTCGGATCCGAATATCTGTTCGGCGCGGCGGTCGGCTTTCAGCGCCTCTTTGTGTTCGTTTTCACGCCACTTTTCCGTGTCGTAGACTTTGCGCCATTCTGCGCCCATGCCTTTGATCCCGGCCTCGAACTGATCGGCCAGCGGGCTTTCGCCCGTTTCGTGGAATTCCTTCGCGGCAGCGATCACGGCGCGGTCTTTGTCTGTTTGCGGTGTCAGTGCGGCCTGACGCGCCAGGATTGCGTGATTTGATAGTGTCTCGCCTTCGAGTGCGTCAAAGCCGGAGTGCGCGGCGAAAGCCTCGATAAACATGAGGCGGTGGCGGTGGCGCTTGTCAAAGCCTGTTCCGTCCTTGAGGTGATCGCAGCGCGGGTCATTGTCGACTGCTCGCATAAATACGAGGGCCTGCGCCATTCCTGATGTCCTCGCTACCGCGCTGTTGCGTGACACGCGGTGATCCATTTTTGCGTGTATTTTCGCGCAAGCCGCGAAGTTTTCGATTTGAGCGCCGTATGCTTCCGACACGGTTTTGCTGCCGTATTCAGCCGCGTGTGCCAGACCTTCGTTTATTGCCTCTGTGAGTTTCATCTGTCTGTCTTTCTTTCTTATTTGCCTTCGATAGAGAGGATCTACGCCCAGGAGTTCGCGACACAAACGAAACGGCGGAAAAAGTGAAAAAAAAGTTCAGGCCAGGATGATGCAGGATGATCCAAATAATCATCCTGGTTCTATTTCCCTTACATAATAGACACTTAGTCCGAAAATTGAACTTAGCAGGACGATTACCCCCTCTAAAAAAAAGTCTCTCTTAGAAAGGGTCGTTTTTAAGTTTTAGGAAGGTTGTTAGTCCCACACGCGCACGTAGGGGTATTACAAAAGTTAAAAACGGCCTATTACTGTAGGGTTTTTCTTTGAAACCCATAATCATCCTGCTGCACCGCAGAAAAACACCCCAAACCCCTTATTTATATGGCCGAAACGCCTCTAAAACGACCAGGATGATTGTCCTACATCGTCCTGCTCTCATGAAAAAAGTTAAAAAAGCGTCACCGAGTTTTGTGTCTCGGACACATCTCCCTAATTCCAATCCGGGTCGAGAACAGATCCGGAACAAACTTAGGAGAGAGATGTGAGGATACTGCGTAAGCCACTCTATATCGGGACTACCTGCCAAGTGATGGAGCTTCAAGCGCTCGCCACTTCGGAGGGGACATATAAAGAGCGCCACCAGGCGGCGAGGACCGCTATTGGGAAGTCCCTGGTCGGACACCGCGTCGGAATTTTGAAGATCGGCGGCAAAGACGCTCTCGTGCCTGAAAAGGAAATAGAAGGACTGCCCGTCGGCGTGAAGCCGAAGGCATACGCGACGGTCTCAGCATGTGATGATCTCGGGGTAATCGCGTTGCAATAAAAATTCCCCGAATGCCCGATTTTTCTGGCTTTCGGTTTTGGACGCTCCACCGGCGGACATATTTATAAGAGACCAGCGCAAAAAGACTGGCAAACAAACGAGGTACTGAGCATGACGACACCAACTGTTGAGAAAATTAAGCGAGGGATTGCCCGTCGTGAGGCTGACGCGGCATGGGTTCGCGGCGCGGAAGATGCTCGTATCGCCGAGGGGGAAGTTCTCGACGACGAGGGCGTAGAGTCGAAGAAGAAGACTTTCGCGCAACGGATCACTGCTCTCGATCTTTACTGCGCGCTTGATCTCGACGGAACCGATAGCGACAATTCTAAAAGAATGCTCGCCCGCTATTCCGACAAACTCCTGCACGTCGCTGGCCTCGGCACTCTGGCATGGACCGGAAAGCGCTGGACGCTCGAAGAGAAGGATGACGCCCCGCTGAACCGCGCCGCGCAAGATACGGCCGAACTGGTTTCTCTGGAAGCTAAGGTCTTGGATACGATATTCGGTCTCGGATTTTTCGATGAAGACGAAAAAGGAAATCGCCCGAACGGGTTTTACTGCGTCTCCAAGAAATACGCGAAAGAGGTCCGCGAAGGAACCGAAGGTACGGGTATGAGGGTATTCTGCTACGAGGAACTCACAGCCCGCGCAACGACGGCCAAATCCGCGAAGGCGATCAAAGCCATGGCGACGCTCGCGCTCGACCACATGCAGATCCGTCAAGATCGCGTCGACGCTCAAAAGCATCTCCTGACTTGCCAGAATGGTACGGTCGATCTCCGGACCGGCGACCTTCTGCACTTCGAGCAGTCTCATTATATCACGAAAATGTCCCCGGTCGCCTATAACCCCGGCGCGAAGGCTCCGACATGGACGCGGGCTATCGGACAGGCTTTCCTCGGCGATCGCGACCTGCTCGACTACATGAAGCGTCTTAGCGGCTACCTGCTGACCGGAGAAACCCGCGAACAGAAGTTTTTCTTCTTCACCGGCGGCGGCTCGAATATGAAAGGGAAGTTCTGCGAGACCCTCGCGCGGTTAATCCCCGATCATGTCGGCGATGTGGACAAGGATTTCCTGATGAAGTCCCGCCTCAAGAAAGACCTGAGCGGCACGAACGAAGCCGTGGCCGACCTGCGCGGCGCACGGATGATCCACGCGATGGAGGGCGATCCCGACGATGTTCTCGACGAAGCGACCATGAAACTCCTCTCGGGCGAGGGCACGCTGAAAGCGTCGAAGAAATACAAGTCGGAGATGAAATTCAAACCGGAAGGAAAGATCGTATACGAGACGAACTCTCGCCCCCGGATCTATTCTCAGGACAAAGCGATCTGGCGTCGTGTCGTCGATGTGCCATTTCGCGCTCACTTTGCAAACCCCGGCGACGAGGGCTTCGAGCGCGGCGTATCCCTGCCAAAGGACGAGATGCTCGGCGAGAAACTGTCCGCGGAACTCGAAGGGATCCTCGCATGGGCCGTCCAGGGCGCAGTCGAGTGGTACGCGAAGGGCCTCAGCCGCGCTGTTGCTGAGCCCCATGTGATCGCACAGGCGCGCCTCGCATATAAAGACGAGACCGATGTTCTGGCCGATTTCGTGCAGATCGTCTGCGACTTGGAAAAGAACCTCGTCGAGCCTTCTGGCCGCTTGTATCAAGCGTACGAGAACTTCTGCAAGCACAACGCACTCGGCCGCCCGATCTCCTCGAAAGCCTTCGGGACAGCCCTCGGAGAGCGCGGATTTGTCGGCATGAAGAAAGGCGGCAAGATGTACCGCGTCGGAATGAAGCTGAACAAATACGGTCTCGCATATATGAGAGACAACGCGCCCGAGAGTGAGGCCCCTTTCGATGTAATCGAGACGGCAATCGCCGCCGAGTAAGTTTTTCGAACACCTCAGCCCGTCGTGAATGCTCCGACGGGCCAACTTGCCCCGGCCTTAATCGGTCGGGGCTTTTTTTTTGCCGAAATGTTTTGAGACACCGTATTCGGGGACAATATCTATTCCAGAGCAGAAAAACAAAGAGAGAGAGAGCGATAATGAAGAAGATCCTCGAATACCTCACCCCATGGAAAACCATCCACCTCGGCCCCTCGATTCACACTTACAAAGAACACGCCAGGACGGGCCAACGCCGCGTTCTTATCGGCGGTGAGGGATATCAGCCTGTCGACTTCAAGTGGCTGAGCGACGGTCAGGGTTCATATATAATCGACCGATTGGGATAAAGAGGAGAGTATCATGACGCTGCTTATCGTAGAAAATAGCACAGCAAGCTGCAGTCAATGCGACAGAGAAGAGTATTGCGAGCCCGATTGCGAGGAAGCGTTCGAGAACCCGCCGACGGATGAGAGATGCGAATAGGCATATAGGCGGCTCCTCAACCAGGGCCGCCTTTTCCTCGTCCAATCAACAAACTGCGCCGCAACTCGGACACTGAACTCCTTAAATTGTCCGCCTGCGAGTGATATCAATACCTTACCTTATGACTTCCGATAACAACCTCTTATCGGAAGTCATTTAGTTTTTCCGCGAGATGGACTTCGGACCTATATCTTATCCATGACAAACGAACAACTCATAACCCGCTTCCGCATCGAGAACTGTCAGACCATCCGCGACAGGATTGTCTCGAAGAACCTCGGCCTATGCTATAAGACCGCCGCCCGTTATGGATGGTCGCCCCTTCCCCGTGAAGACCGGAACGCGATCGCGGTCGAGGCTCTTTTGCGCGCCGTTGATACATACGACACCGAGGGCGAGGTCCCGTTCTACCCTTACGCCCTGCGCTTCATTAGCAGTGAGCTGAGGGCGGAGGCGATGGCCGCCTCTCAGGCCGTTTCGATCAAACGATCGGGACAGGCACAAAAAGTTCTCTACGATATTCCGAAGCGCGCCGCCGAGTTTGTCTCGAAAGGTCTTAACGAGGACACCGCCCTCGAACGAGCGGCCAAGCAATACGGCGTTACGGTCAAAAGCGCACGCGAAGGGATGATGCTACGAGCCGCCGGCCCTGCGCTCGCCGTAGAGGACGCCTACGGCCTCTCGGGCGATGATGGTAGCCACGGCGACCCAAAGCGAACGAGAGAGCTTCTCCGGTCGTGTCTCGACGAGTTGGACGACAAGTCTCGGGAGGTGGTCGAGCGGACAGTCTTCGCAGAAGAACCCGAGACCGTCGCCGCCGTCGCCGCCTCGATGGGGGTCTCGGGTCCTGCTGTTTCCCAAAGAGTGGGGCGGGCGATGCAGAAGCTCCGTAAAGACATGAAGCGCCGGGGACTGAGGTTCGAACATTTTTCTTTGTGAGGCCCGTTTTTTCTTGCTCAAAAGTTTCCGTCCGACCTCCTCGGGACCTATCTACTTAGAGAACAACCAAGAAAGAGAGACAGATATGTCCTACCAAAAGACCACAGGCAAAACCCGGCGCGCCGAGCAACAGGCAAAAGTCGCCGCCCTTTTTGAGAGCGGCGAGGCCACTCCCTCCCCGCGTCGTTCGCGCCGTTGGGTCGGTCGGACAAAGGGTCGGGCGTTCTCGCGTTGTCAACTGATCGAGACGATCCCGGCGCTACCAGGACAGCCCGCCGTCTTCCTCGTTCAACACCCGACGAAAGGCCGCATCCATGCAGTCGCCGCGACCCCGGAGTCGCTTTCGGTTTTTGCGCCATCCCTGCCCGCGAAGTTCGCCGCGGTAATGTTGGGTCAGTAAATGCGGGATTTCCGTTTTCTTTCAATGGATTGTAAGAAGGTCTTCACCTATCACATTAGCGACAGCCACTGGGTACAAGGCAGTCGAGACGATATCCTGGAGGCTATTCTCCCCGCGACATGGCCGACAACGCCCGAGGGATACCAGGCGGCCTACTTGAAGCTCCTAAGGCTTCACAACGCGGGCGTTCTCAACGAGGAAGAGTTCTTAGAACTGCGAAGAGAGGCCCGTAAGAATTTGAAGTAAAAGAGAAAAGGCGCGGGGTTAATCCTCCGCGCTTTTTTCTTTGTCCGGCGTTTTGATCTCGGTTCGCTCGGGCGTATTTCCTAAGGGAAGCAATGAAAACAAAGGATAATCCAATGCTCAAGAACACGAAATCCCGCCGCGACGCTCTCGACGGAATGTTGACCGAGATCTGCGATACTTGGGGCACCATGAACGTCGACGGCGTATTCGAGAACGGACGCCCGGCGAAAGACTTCCTCGCCTTGACCGATGCTATCGACCTGCTCCTTAAAGAATTGGGGGACGCGAAATGACCCCGAAGTACGAAATCCGCTGGACGAACCACGCCCTCCAACGCCTCGCAGAACGCTCAGGAAATCCAAACGCGACAGGCGATTGGGTTCTCTCGATGATCTCGACCCCGGCGCAGAATATGATCCGGGCGGGCGCGAACCGCTACAAGATCTTCTCGCAGAAGCTCGAACTCATCCTCGATGGCCAGGGCTCTATCGTCACAGTCCTGAAAATGTGAAGACTGCACCTTTTTTCTTGCATTTTGATTTCCGTCTCTGGTCTTTGGGACCTATCTTCTATTAGTAATAAGAAGGAGAATCCCGTGGGGATCGAGCACGCCGAGAAAAACTAACCGGGCGGCGGGGTATTGCCCCGCCTCCTCCTCTCTCTTATCCCCCGAAAGACAAACAGAGAGAGAAGCACATGATCGACAAAGCCATCCACGACGCCGCAAGAGACGCCGCCCTCGCGCTCCTGTCCGACACCAAGCTCGCCGAGAAGCGCCGCGATCCTCAAAATCCAGAGGACCGCCGACAGGTTAATCGGATCCTCGCTCGCCAAATAACTGCCAGCCTCAGCGAATACGAGTTTTTTCGTGACGCGGCGATGATCGACAAATTAGTATTCGTTGACCGGGTTATGGAGCGTATCGAAGGCGAAATGAAAAAAGTTAAAAAAAATCTCTAAATCGTTTGATCGGCCTATGCTCGGGGATCATCTCTATTGAGAGGGGGACAGAGAGACCCCTCGGAAACAAAACAAAAGAGAGACAGAGCAAAATGAAAACCTTCTACGCAATCCACGAACAGAACCCCGGAAGCCGGACAACCTTGAACGGAACCCACGTCGACAAACTCCACGCCTTCGAATCAATGGCCGAGCGTAAAGGGTTTCTCCAGTGTTCGTCAAAGGCCCGCGCCGTGAAAGTTGGAGAGGCTAAGCGCCTCGCCTACGAGCTTTACGATGGCGCCGTCCTGGGTAATCTCGCGACCTGCGATGCAATCGGCGTAACGACCGCCTCCCCCTCCGAACTCGCTTACTGCGAATAAACAAAGGAGCCCCGGCCATGCGCCGGGGATCACCCTATGACCCTCTCAAACCACGAACGCCTCAGGCTTTTCGCCAAATACAACAAAGCGCCCGACCGGATTTCAGTCCGAACGAACGCTGTAATCCTCATCTATGGAGAGGAAATGGTGAACGTCTGCCCTTGGACCTGGTCCGTGAAATATCCGAAGGCCGGGGCGGCTGAGGTTGCTACCTCTTGCGGTGCCGTGAGGCTCGCTCAGGAGGCCACAGAACGCGAGAAACCCTTACGGGGTGTCTATGCGTCCGGGGCATCCTTTGGCGACGCGTTGGCGGCGTTTAGAAAGTCGTTCAGCGCGCCGACCGCCTCCTCCGCCGACCTTGGGACGCAATAAAGCCCGCCCGACCGTTCGAGAACGATCTGGAATTTCTTCTGTTTGTCGGTCTGCTTACCTTTTCTCGTCTTTACTTCAAAGCCGACGAAGAGCCCGTCGACACAACCGATGATATCGGGCGATCCTGGGCAACCAAAGCGAACGACGCGCTTTCCGTCCATAGACTTCGCGACGCCCGTATCGTTCTTCCAGAAAATGCCGCGACCCGCGAAGTCTTTCGAGAGACGAACGAGGATCCGGTTTTGAATATTACGCTCGCTCATGCCGCCCGGCCCTTTCGAGATTTGAAGCGCATATGAGCCCATCCAGGTTTATACCCGCGCTCCCGCGCCAGGGCTTTCCAGTCGTCGAGCGTCTTGGGACCGGCTTCTTCGCTTTTTTGCTTCTTCCTGAGTTTTTCTAACTCCTCGGCTTCGAGCTTTTTCAACTCGCCGGCGTGGGATTTTGGAATACGCTCCTCGGTCGGGTGTTCGTTCCCGCAAATCGGACAAACCGGCGCCGAGGCGTGAACGGCGTAGCATTCCAGACACTGCCGAACGCTAAGATCGGTCTCGTCCGTTGCGACTTGACTGTCTGTCTTTCTCGTCGCACCACCTTCGAGCGTCCATTCTCGCTCCTCGCTCGGTAAGCCATGTCGAAGAGCGTTCCCGGCGTGGTCCAGGATAATCGCCCGCGTCTTACCGTTCGCCGGTCGAAGGGCACGTCCGACTTGTTGAAGATATAGTCCGAGGGATTTGGTCGGACGGAGCAAGATAGCCGCGTCCAACTCGGGAAGGTCGAAGCCCTCCGAGATAACATCGACCGAGCACAGTACCCGAACCTCGCCCGTAGCCAGGCGCGCCAAAACTTGGTCCCGGTGGTCGGTCTTATCGCTTCCCGTTAAGACTGCCGCGGAAATACCCGCCGCATTATATGCCGCCGCCGTTGCTTTGGCGTGCGAGACCGAAGCGCAAAAAGCGACCGCCGAGCCCCGGACGGGGAAATGTTGAGAGAACGACTTAACAGCGTCGCCGACGACTGAGGATTTTTCAAGAGCGGCTTCGAGATCTGCCTTCGCATAATCGCCCGCCCGAGTTCGAACGCCCGCAAGATCGGGCAACGAGGGGCAATATACATCCGCGGGGACGAGGAAGTTTTGATCGGTTAGCCACTGCGCCGAGGGTCCGAGAACCATTCTATCGAAGACTTCTCCGAGACCCCTCTCGTCCATTCTGCAGGGGGTCGCAGTAACGCCGAGAACCTTGGCGTTCGGCCATGCTTCCCGGACCTGTTGCCAAGTCCCGGCCGGCGCGTGATGCGCCTCGTCGATTATGAGGAGGTCGGGCGGCTTTACTTCGCCGATACGCCCGATAAGGGTTTGTACGCTCGCGCATTGCAGAGGCTTGTTATACTCAGCCGCCGCCCCTGCCTGAATAACGCCGGGGTCGAGACCGAGGCCGCGCATACGCCCCGCCGCTTGTCCGACGAGTTCGCGCCTATGCGCCAGGACACAGACGGACGACCCGCGGTCGATAGCAAGTCGTGACACCTCCCCGAAGACGGTTGTTTTTCCGCCCCCGGTCGGGAGTGTATAGAGAACGGATTTCGCCCCGGTCGCATACTCGCCGCGGATATCGACGATCGCTTTCTCTTGATATCCCCTTAAAGTTATTGACAAACCGCCCGCGCCCGTTATTTCTTGCAACATCAAAGAGGATATAGCGAGACATGGCGGATAAATTGCGCGACGCGATTGTTGAGTTCTTGGAAGACAATCCGGATTACACGGCAAACTCGCTCAGTCTAAAGGCCGGGCTCAACCGAAACTCAGTCGGGCAAATCCTGGAGAAGAAGTCGAGAAACCCACGGGTCGACACGCTCCGGAATATCGCTCGGGTGCTGAAAGTTCACCCGAGCTTACTGATAGATGATTAACTCCGCGGTTCGCTCATCTTCTGGATCTTCTCGGCGGCCTTCACGCCCGCCCGGACGATCGGGTCAAGGATGCCGAGATGACGCGCCGCGGCTCGAACTTGATCGCCGAGAGCCTTGAGGCTTTTGACAGCTTCGATGATAGCGCGTTCGCGGAGCGAGAACTGCCTGTCTTTCTCGATCAACGCCGCCTCTTTCGCGTCGAGATCGGCCTTCCGCTTTGCCTCAGCCTTCTTCGTCGCCGCCTCTTTCGCCGCGAACTTCTGCTCGCGCCGGACCTCTTCCTGTTTGTTGCGGCGCTCGATCTCTTGCGCCTCGCGGATACGGCGGTCGGCTTCCACTTTCTGCTTCCCGGCTTCCTTCAAGACCTTCGCGGCGGCCGCATCAGGATCGGCGATGATCTCTGCCGGGGTCCCGAAAGTTTCAGCATGCTGACTCAGCAGCGCGTCCCGCGCCCGGCGCTTTGAAGCGCCGGATTTCTCTTCCGGGGTGATAACGCCGAGGAGGACGAGGTGATCTACCGCGAGCTTCGCGGCATCGTCTTTCCGGACTTTGCTCGCGTCGCCTTTCTTCGCGATCGCCTCCGCCATTTGCTTCTTGAGAAGGAACATCGCCTGAGCGTTTTTCGAACCGTTGGGGAGTGCCTCAGCCTCGCCGAGTAAGACATCGAAGTCGCGTCCTTGTGTCATCTCCTGGATCTCTTTCCAGGCCTCGCGCTTCTTTTCGGCGCGGTTCTCGCCGCGGACGATATTCATGTCACGATACTCGATCCGGTTGAAGAAATCGCCGACGACATTCTGCGCCGTCTCATAGCCACGGATGCGCACACCGTCGACAATGCGGTCACCGATGCACCGGTGATCTGTCAGCTTGAAGAGGCGCTTCCCGAGTGCGTATCGTTGCGTCTCATCTTCCTCGATCTGGCGCGCGAGGATAGCATGGAAGTGGATCGACTGCTCGTCGAGATCGACCCGCAGATACCGCAAATCGTCGCCGAACTCATCGTCAAAGAACGCCTCGCCCGCGTCGATAAATCGCTCGACCTTTCGCATATCGAAAGACGTCATTTCGCCCGCGTCATCGAGGAATTTCATCCGCTGATCGGCAGGCGTTTTCTCGTCCGCTTTGAAGAAATCGCGGTGGAGCGTGAGGATCGCTTCGCGGAGTGGTCCGCGGCTCTTCTTCTGCTCATACCATGGGTCTTGCAGGCCCGCCATTTGCGCCCGTGCCACATCCTTCCAACGGCCGAGGCGGGTTAGCCCCTCAATGTTGGAGTCGAGGTTGTAGCGGCTCATTTCGCGGGTCTCTTCGACGATCTCTTTTGCGATGTCGTCCGACCCGAACAGCACCCGGTTGAGCTTGGTCCTGTTGAGATCCACATGATCAAACGCCTCGCTGTTCTCTTCGCATTCTCGGAGCGCGTGCCAGATCATCGCCGCCACATCTTTTGGGCGCATTCCCGCCAGACGAAACGCGATCGGGAATTTTCCATCCGCTCTCATCGTCGCCGCGTATGTGCTTTCTCGTTTACCCATCTGCTTGTTCCTTTTTTGCTCTTACGCGGGAGATGGGTCCCGAGAGAAAGGGTTGCACGTTTTTTCTGGCAGATTGATACTCACTAAGTGCCTGACAAACCCCTACGGGGTTCATCATTCACTTGTTCGCAATGGGACAGGGCTACGCCCTTCCCCCTTGACCCCCACACCCTCCGACACTGCGTGCCGCCATGGTTCCGCTCGCCGCTTTTCCCTGGACCCTTTCGGCCTCGCTGAGAGCAAAGGTGGCGCGTCCCTGCTCCCCCTTAGAACCCCCATGGCAGGGCCGCTCGCCGCTTTCCCTTGACCCTTAGGGCGGCTGTCTGCCGACAGGGAGTGAGGCTCTGCCGCCACCCCCTTGACCCCTCTCCGCCAAAGGATGGGGCGCCCGTGCTGCCCCTCCCTTGGATCCCTCCCAAACGCCCTGCCGGGGGCTTTCCTGTGCAATAGAAAACGGGGGCGCAGAAATATTTTGTTTCCATTTTGTTCGCATTCCCACGGGTACTATATCCCTTTGGAAGCAAACAAAGGAGCCTTCAGAATGTCGAAGTTCACCAAATTCCCCTCGATCGAATCCTTTGCACATGTGAACCGTCGCAAGCAAAAGGACATCTTTTCCAAGCCTGTCGACTACATTGCAAAGGTCAAACTGCACGGCACAAACGCTGCAGTCCGCGTCTCTGCTGACGGAGGGGTTTTTGCTCAATCTCGCAACCGGAACCTGACTCCCGACGATGACAACTTTGGGTTCGCCACCTGGCTGGAAGGCGTGAAAGGTATCTTCGCAAATGCGTGGGATTTAGAAGAAGGCCGAGAGATTATCTTCTACGGCGAATGGGCGGGAAACGGCGTACAGGATACCGACGCAGTTAACCTGACCGACTGCCGCAAATTCTATATCTTCGCGGTGCAATGGGACGGCAAGATGATCTCTCATCCCGGCGACATTGAGTATTTCGCGCCGATCCATGACGATATCGAGATCGTCCCGGAATACGACGGACTTGGTCGCGTCGTTGACTTTGGAGCTGGCGTCGAGGGCTGGCTCGACGACATCAATGCGGAAATCGAAGCGATTCAAACGCGTGACCCGTACATCTTTGAGAAGTTCGGTATCTCTGGTTCCGGCGAAGGACTCGTCTTCAGCCCTCGCAATCAAACGAACACAGGAGACTGGGCTGCCGATACTTTCAAAGCCAAGAGTGCCGCTCACCGCGTCAACAAGTCGAAGAAGGCGGCTGAGGCAAAGGGGACGATCCCTGCTGGTACCCGCGAATTCGTCGATACCTTCGTCACTGAGGCGCGCTGCAAGCAGGCAATCACCGAAGCTTGCGGTGGAGTTGCGAGTGCCAAGTCTATCCCCGATTTCCTAAAATGGGTCGGTAACGATGTGCGCAAAGAGTCTGAACGGGAACTCAAAGAGATGGGCGTAGAGTGGGGTGCGGTTGCTAAGGCTGTGAACCAAGTTGCCGTCCGCTGGTATAAAACAACCATGTCGAAATCTTGATGCGGAGGGCGGGCTTTCCCCGCCTCTTACTTCGGTTTCCGTTTTGTTCGCGTCTGTGTGTATCAAACTTTTTTTTGCTGCACACACTCCTGCACTATGGATCGCGGCCAAGCTGTGCCGCATCCGTCGTCGGCGTGATCGGCTCGGTTAATTCCGCCCCTCATTTATTTTCTACAGCATTTCCGAAATGCCTCTGCGGGACCTATCTCCCTATCAACGAAGCAAGAAATAAAGAGCAACTCGATGAATATCAAAGACGCAATAGACCTCACCGGAGATCTGCCAGACTTCGATCTCTACGACCTCCTCATCTCGGCCGTCGATAAAGCGATCGCGCAGAACGATGTCGAAGGGAGCGTCCAGGAGTTCTTCGACGCGCCGTTCGAGGAATCTCTCGCGGGGCTTTCGGAAAAGATCGACGCGTACATCGACGCCGATGCGATCTGCCGAGCGAAGCAAATCATCTACGGAGCAGACAATGACTGACCAAGCTACCGGCGTTTTCGCCGGAAAATCGAACGCGGAATACCATGGCGGACACGGCTTCTCAAAGAGTAGCTTGGATACGATCCGGCGCAGCCCAGCTCACTTCAAATACGCCCAGGATCAGCGCGCCGCCGGTGTCGAGCGTGAAGAGACTGCCGCAATGCGTGTCGGTAGCGCAGAGCACGGCATCTTGCTCGAAGCGGCGCAGTTTGAGCAGGAATTTGCGCTACCGTTCAACGCTTCAGACTGGCCGGATGCGCTCGATACTGTCCCCGCGATCAAGGAACGGTTGAAGAGCCTTGGACTGCCAGTCGGTGGCAACAAACCTGATCTGATCGAGCGTCTGCGCGAAGCTGATCCGTCGGTCCAGATCCTCGACGATCTCAAAGCTATGTACGCGGAGGATGCCGCTGGAAAGTCCCTGTTGACCCACGCGCAGTGGCGCGATGTTCGCGGCATGAGGGACGCGGCGATCGAAAACCCGACGCTGTGCAAATTCCTGACCGATCCGCGCGGGAAAGCTGAACTCTCGGTATACTGGGTCGACGAGGAAACTGGCCTTTCGCTTCGTTGCCGTCCGGATTTGTGGGTCGGCGATATCGTCATGGACATCAAGACGACGGAAGATGCGAGCGAGTCAGCGTTTGAACGGACCGTCGAGAAATGGCGTTACTACGTCCAGGCGGCATTCTATCTCGACGGCGTCAGAAAGGCCGTCGAGCAGTCCGGATGTGATCTTCCTCCGGGGCTGGAGATCCCGAAGTATTTCGTTTTCGGCGCTATCGAGAAGAAGGCTCCGCATCTGAACGCAGCATATGTCCTCAGTCCCGCAGTGATCGATATTGGACGTCGCGAATACCGCGAAGATCTTACGACTCTGGCTGAGTGCTTGAGCAGCGGCACATGGCCTGGCCATCCCCAAAAAGTTCGGACCATCGAGCTGCCAGCCTGGCGCATGCGACAAGAAGAATTTAACGAAGAAGAGGAAGCCTAATGGCGAAGATTGATATCACCAGAACGATGGTTGGCAAGACCGACCAACTCAACGCATACGACCTCCTGGCCGGGTCGCGCACAATCCGCATCCGCGACGTGAAGGTCGTCGAGAAGGATGGGCAGCAGCCGCTGTGGATCTACTTTGACGGCGACGATGGAAAGCCCTGGAAGCCCGCCCTCACCGTCCGTCGTATTCTGGGAATGGTGTGGGGCCTCGATGCCGAGAAATGGATCGGACTGCACTGCACGGTCTGGTGCGATCCGAAAGTCAGCTTCGGCGGCTCTGATGTCGGCGGAATTCGGGTCAGTCACATGGAGGGACTGTCGCAGCCGCGTAAACTCAACCTGGCCACGGCTCGCAACGCCCGCGGAAACTTCACCGTCCAGCCTCTCCGGATCGAGAAGAAGTCGGGCGCCGATAACTGGCGTGAGCGCCTCCTCGCCGTCGCCGAGGGGGGTAAGGGGCTCTCTGTAGATGATGCATGGGCAAAGGTGCCTGCCGACGTCAAGGCCGAGCTCGGCGATGCCCTCCTTGAACAGCTCAAGGCACTCGAAGCGGCCGCTCAGGATCACCGAGATAGCGATCCTGAGGCGGCAGCTGATGCGCTGAATGCGGCAATTGCCGGAGAGTGAGTGAAAAACTCATTCTCAACACCGGCGGTGTGACGCTGAACTCGAAGCGTAAAATCCAGTTCTGACCGCAGGATTCCAAAACGGGGCTGGAACGAGCATGAGACCCAGGTGAAAGCCTGGGTCTTTTTCATTTCTGAATCGTTGCCGCCATCTATATCTTGCGATACAAGGAAAAGAAAACCCTATGGAGGCAGTGTATGGTGTGTGAGAAAGCGAACGAGGATCTGAAAAGATTCCTTGGCGATGACAAGTTCGCGACCGTCATGGCCGATCCACCTTGGCGTTTCCAGAACCGCACCGGCAAGATTGCGCCTGAGCACAAGCGCCTCTCACGATACCCCACTATGACCTTGGATGAGATCTGCGGCCTGCCTGTTGCCGATCATCTGGAAGATCGTGCGCACTGCTATCTCTGGGTGCCGAACGCCCTCCTGCCTGAGGGTCTGCAGGTTCTGAAGGCATGGGGCTTCGAATACAAATCCAACATCGTCTGGGAAAAGGTTCGCAAGGACGGCGGCCCGGACGGTCGCGGCGTTGGCTTCTACTTCCGCAACGTGACCGAGATCATCCTGTTCGGCGTCCGGGGTAAGAACATCCGGACCCTGCCCCCAGGCCGTCGACAGGTGAACTACATCGAAGCTGGCGAGCCTGACAGCGATCTGATCAAGACCAGGAAGCGCGAGCACTCACGCAAGCCAGATGAGCAATACAAGATCATCGAGGAGTGCAGCTGGGGCCCATACCTGGAGCTGTTCGGCCGTGGTATCCGTGAGAACTGGACTGTCTGGGGCAACCAGGCTGACGAAGACTACAAGCCGTCATGGAAGACTTATCCGTACAACTCGAGTGTGACGGCGGCAGAATAAGGGCACCCATCCTTGGCGGACGATAATGAAATCTGGCGGCCGGGGAGCTTCACAAAGAATTTCTCGTGGGGGAGATCGGAAGCTGGTCTGTCAGAACTTCATTCCGTCATTCGCATCGGCTTCAATGATGCACTGGAGGATGTCCCCAGAGACCTGTTTCGGGAGCGCATTTCCCGAACGAACAGGCCCGACTACATCCCGATCAATTTCTTCCTGTTCAATCGAGTAGAAAACGGCGAGAGCCTGATATGCGTGGACGAATTGGTTTTCCAAGCGCTTTCTTGGGAGCATGGAGAGTCATTCGATCGCATTGCCTTATTCGCTTTCCTGTTCAGTTTTGCTGGAAAGTGGAAAGGCGCCCAGAAAGATCAGCGGCGCCCAGCCATGTGGGCGAATGCTTATGTTCGAGAGCACATCGCTGAAAATCTCAGCTGGCAAACAAACCTAATTTCAGCGAATGATATACAGCGTTTCGTCGACAACGACCCTCGCTATCAAGCAGAGACATCCAGAAAGCTTGCCACCAACCTGAACTTTTTGCTGAAAATCGGACGGATCCAAGATTTCCCGGACAAGCGGGTTCGGCGCTGGTGGGTCGATTGCCTATTTCTCGCCCTTGACCGTATATTGGAAGATGAAAAGCTTGCCGGCCGTCACCCCTCTGCATCCGAATATTCCAGGTTGCTCCGCAACAGCGGCTTCTCGGAACTCACAGGCGGCTCAAACATGGAAAAGTCGCTTGCCGTCAAGCACTTGATCAGACTCTACGTGGCCTTGGGCGGTCGTGGTCGCCTGTCAGAAGAAGGAGTTGCGGAGAGGACGCACAATCTGTCCCCAGATTCACATCTTCCTCCGCCAAATGATCCCCGTCCACGTGGCGCAATACACCTGACAAACCCACAAATTCTGAAGAGCATCCCTCCTTTATGCTCGCAACTCGCGATACTCGCGGGCTTTGAGGTAATTTCTCCGGATCAGATGGATGATTTAGACGTAAAGGAATTTGTCTCCACGAGAACGGAGGCTGCGCTTGCGGTTCTCCGGGACAAGGGGATCAGGCCGAGCATGTCGCTCGAAGAACTCCTGAAGGTGACGCGAGACCGATGACGACATTGCTGGATACGAATATCGTGATTGCCCTCTTGGATCAGAAGGACCATTTTCACGCTTGGGCAGTTGAGAGTTTGGAGGCCTTAAGGACCGACGGACCAACGATCCTCTCGGATATAGTGTATTGCGAGGTATCGGTAGCCATGGAGAGTCGAGAGCAGATGGACGAAGCAATCGCTTCCCTGGGCCTCGATCGAATTCCGTGCAGCGACGAAGCGCTGTTTCGCGCGGGAAAGGCGTTCAAGAAATACAAGGATGAAAACAAGGGGCCGAAGCTCGGCGTTCTACCTGACTTTATCATTGGGGCGCAGGCCGATGCTGAAGGGATTCGACTGTGTACGACAAACAGCAAAGACTATGTGAGGTATTTCCCGGACCTTGATCTCATCGTGCCGCCGAAGGAGGAGGCGGTGGAAGATGTCGTCGCTGAGGGATAGTAGCGCGCAGGCTACTCGACAATCACGCCAGCTGGCAGTCCGATCAAAAGCAGCGGACAGGGGTTGCCGACACCTCGGTTTATTCGGTCTTCCAATTTTCGCCAGTGCGTCGTCGCCGCTCCAAATTTATCGGACACAAAATGTTTTGCGAACGCCTCATAAAACGGGACTTGGTTGTCGACCATGCGCTGGACGGCCAATCGCTGGCGCGCCGTCCGGTCTTTCATGTTCAACGCGACAACCATTTCCCCTTCATCGACGAAGCCATGTTTTTGAATGCATCGCTCGATAACCCCAAGCATCGAGTCCTGGAGCGTGGCTCCGCGCGTGATCAGCACACCGACAGAGATTGCTGACTGCGCGTGCAGGCGTTGGAAATTCTCAAGATCCCGATCGAAAAACGGATCCTTGTTGTTCCACTCGATCTCGCACGCGATCGTGCCTGCTTCGGTTCGCCGAACATGATCAATCTCATGCGAATTGGATACCGTCTCGATGCCGTCAACGATGAGCTTGAAGTCAAAGTTATGCTTTGGCCAATTTTGCTTGTAAAGCGCTCTCCGGAGTCGCTGCGTTGACGGTGCCTCTCCGCCGCCAGAACCTATGAGTTCTTCGGCTGGTATTTCGACTGCAAGTAGAGCATCTTCTAATTCTTGAGCGATATCTGGAAAGTCTACGGACAAGATCGCCCCGGCATGATTTCGGATTGCGACATCGAAGCCGGCCGCACTCAGTTTTTTGAACAAAATCTCGGCCTTCTTAATCTAAAAACCAGCGCTTCGAGTCTGCGGCGTGGCTGAGTTTCTCATAGTCACAATATCCATCAAGCGAGAGATGACTCGCAAGAGCGAAACTTAATTAAAGTAAGTGTGCTCAGATTTATCACGGCCGGACGCGCCGCCTGCTGTTTTTCGTCAATTTGCATGAAAAATCTTGCTCTTTGATTTCATTGCAGAGCCTCTCGGACCTACCTTCTTTGGGAGGCAATGAGGCCCCGAGTAATAAGAGGCAGACAATGAAAGATTTCCTGAACAAAATCGCGGACGGTCCGCTGACAGATACCGACGACGAGCAACTCGGGCAATACGAGACGACCGCCCGGTATGTCGAGGTCGCCGAAGAATATCACGAGACTCAGGATGAATCCTGGTCGGACTGGAAAAATGCAGACGAATTGATCGAGACTTTCGACGAAGGCGAGCCCGGTGAGCGCGGCCGCCAGATCCTCGAAGCCGCAATCCAAGAAGAAAGCGTCGAGGAGATGCTCTCCGCATGGCGCATAGATCTATCCACATACTAAATCAAAGGAGCCTAAAAAAATGGCAGGTAGCGTAAACAAAGTGATCCTCATCGGTAATCTCGGGCGCGATCCCGAGGTTCTCGAATTCTCAAACGGCGGCAAGGTCTGCAATCTTCGCATCGCGACTTCGGAAACCTGGAAAGATCGCGCCACCGGCGAGCGCAAAGAGCGCACCGAGTGGCACTCGGTCGCCATTTTCGCCGAAGCTCTCGTCGGCCTGGCTGAGAAGTTCCTGAAAAAGGGATCCAAGGTCTATATCGAGGGCCAATTGGAGACCCGAAAGTGGCAGGACAGCGACGGTAAAGGCCGGTACTCGACTGAAGTCGTTCTCCGTCCGTTCAACTCGACCCTGACATTTCTCGACGGGAAGCCGGACAACGCCGGCGGATATTCCCCAGAAGCCGAGGCGGAAAAGCCTGAGCCGGGACCGACTTCAAAGGCTCGCGATATCGACGATGAGATCCCGTTCTAATTTCGGAAGGGAAGCAATCGAAACGGCCGGGGATCATTCCCCGGCTTTTTTTTTAACTTTTTTGCCTCTCGCGTTTGGATCTCCGTTTCCCGGTCGTAATTCTACAGAGAAGAAACAAAAGGAGAACAAGATGTTCGCAATGATCGCAAAAGAGGCCGCACTTATCGCCACCCTGACGACCTCCCTGCCCGAGCTGCCGCCGAGCGATGAGATTTCCTGCATGGCTCGGAACCTGTATTTCGAGGCTCGTGGAGAGGATATCAAGGGTCTCTCGGCCGTCGCTAATGTCACGCTCAACCGAGTGAAATCGAGTCGCTATCCCGACACCGTCTGCGAAGTTGTCGCCGAAGATCGCGGGCCAGGCTCATACGATTGCCAGTTCTCGTGGTTCTGCGATGGAAAATCCGACACTCCGAAGAACGAGGATCTCTACGAGTTCATGGTTCGGTTCGCCGCTATGTCACTGCTCTACCGCATCCACGATCACACAAACGGGGCAACTCATTACTACGCCCACGACCTCACGACGCCGTACTGGTCGGCCATACTGACCCCGGCGGCAGTGATCGGAAGGCACACTTTCATGACCGAATAAGCCGACAAATTGTGTAGCATAAACGGTAGCAAAATGTGTAGCAAAAACCAGGGGTATTTTCCAATCTAAGCGAAAAGCCCTTATTTATATGGCTTTTAAGATTGAGATATAGGGGAAGCTGGCGGAGGAGGTGGGATTCGAACCCACGGAGGACTTACACCCTCGTCGGTTTTCAAGACCGGTGCATTCGACCACTCTGCCACTCCTCCGACTGGGGTGGAATAGTGTGGCTTC